TCAATCTTGTGAAATTTCCTCATCGTACTCCACATCAGAAAGCCTCACCTCAAGCTCTAACGCCGTCGTGTAGCCGCTATCGCTGAGTGAGTGGGTTACCTTAGTGATTGTCCATGCCTGCTCATCTATGACGCGCTTAAACCCCTTCACCGCTACCGGCGTTTCCGGAAATAAATCTGCGCGCCCCATGGCGAGACTGATAGAAAACTCCGCCACACCACGTTGCAGCTTGTCCCACTTCGCCAGTGCGGCGCGCATCGCCTGCGCCTTGCTGGCATAGACTGTAGTGATGGCAAACACATTATCGGCCTCGCCGGTCATGTATTCCCCTTCCCTCGCCTCTTTCGGCTTGGCCGCCGTCTTCTTGGCAGTAACCGACTTAGCCTTGGGGTGTTGCAGTGCGCGCAGGTGCTGCGGCTTCGGTTTGCGTTTGAGCTTGACCCGCTGCTGTTGTGGCTTCGGGTCTTTGGTGTGCAGCCATTTCGCTGTAACGCCGGTATACGCGGCCCGGTCAGCGATCGCAAATTGATGTCGGTCACCGTCGCGGCGCTCAATGGTCATCTGCGGTATCGGCTTACCGCTGGCGGTCACGCCATTACCGGCCCGGATAAATAGCAACCTCCCGGCTTTTATCGACACCTCCGCCCCGTTACGGCTGGCAAGTCGCGTCAAAAACTTGGCGTCGGACTCCTGCGACTGGTCGATATGCGGGACTTTAATCCCGGCCAGCTCTTTCGCAACGCTGGCGGCCAGCTTGTTCCTCTCGGCAATTTTGCCAATCACCGCACCGAGTGTCGTGTCGTGATAAGACTCTTCTCGGCGGGCATTAAGCGAACCGCGAAAATCAGCGGAGCGGGCGCGAATAGTCAGAGTGTCCGGCGTTCCCCGATGCTCTATCTCGTCGACGGTAAAATTGCCTTTGTTGAACAATGGCGCACCCTGCCAGCCAAGATGAAGCGACAGCACTGCGCCCCGGCCGGGCATCATGACCTGACCGTCGGCGTCGTCCAGCTCAATATCCAACTGGTCAGCCTCAAATCCGCGGTTGTCCGAAAGCGTCAGGGAGAGCAGGCGGGCGCTGATATCGTGCGTGATGTCCTTGTCGCCCATTTTGAGCATAAACGCCGGGGCGATGGTTGCCCCTGCATCCAGCGTCATCCCGGTAATCATTGGAACAGCCCTCCCGCCATGTTCCCCGCCTTGGCCGCCAGCTCGCTCACCTGACCGAGCATCCCCTCGGCCTGTGCCTGCAAATCGCCATACATGGCCGTAAAGGATTCATCCACGCGCGTGAGCGTGAGCGTAAACTCGATGCGGCGGGCACTGCCGGTGGAGAAAAACTCCGTGCGGGTTTCGCTGACGCTGTTCACGACAAACATGCCGTAAATGGTGCCGGTCCCTTCCAGCAGCGGCCACGCCTTGCCCTCGGCCGCCATCGCATCGAGCAGTTGCATCGAGATTTTGCCACCGGTGATTTCGGGTAGCAGTACGCCGGAGAGCGTGATTTTTTCCTCATTCACGCCGAGAAATTGCAGCGCAGGCCGCTGGCCGACGCGGCTGTTTGACGGCCAGCGATAATCTACCGAGCGCGCCAGTGTTTGATACGGCACCGTCTGCAACTGGAACACAAACAGCCCAAGAATCAGCATCATCAGCACCCCCCCTTAATCCATCGCCATATTTGAGCGTTGCGCCGCGCGGCGCTTGCGCTCCCGTTCTTCCACCACGTCCAGCAACATCCGCTTGGTTTCCGCCGCGCTGGCTCCGCCGGGGTGCTGGCTGCCGACGTGGAAATTATTGACGCTGTTATCCACATAAGATTTTCCGCCCCCGGCCGTAACCGGTACATAACCGCCCGTCAGCAAGCCACCCGACGGAGAATACCCGCGCCCGTTCGCCCCGTTGGCGTAGTCATTGGCCTTCTGCGCTTTCTTGTCGAGGTCGCTGGATTCAGCATTGATGACGCCAAGCTTTTCCAGCACCCAATCAATGCCCTGACGCAGCTTGTTGAATGCCCTGAGCGGCAGCATCAGCACGTCGGCCAATCCGCGGCCAAACGCCAGCCCGGCGTTTTTACAGTTGTCGAGGGTCTCCTTCGTCGACTTCACCGGTTCGATTAAATCTTTGAACCATTGCCAGACCGCCTTTAGCTTCTCGCCGAGCCAGTCAAAAACCGGCTTCAGCGGCCTGAACAACTCGCCAACCGGCGCAAATGCACTGATAAGCCCCTCAATAACGCCGCTGAAAAAGGCGCTGATAGGCTGCCAGTATTTGCGGATCAGTAGCGCACCGGCCACGATGGCCGCACCCACCGCCACAATCGGCCACGTCAGCGCGCCGAGCACCGCCATGATGGCCCCGCCCGCCACGCTAAAGGCCGTCCCCAGCGCGCCAGCAACCGCAATGATGCCGTTAATCCCCATGATGACCGGCCACGATGCCAAGCCAATCGCCCCCAGAGTGCCGACAATCGCAAGGCCACCGAGCGCGACTTTGGCCAGCGTCCCGGCAAGCTCTTTGTTGTTTTTGATCCAAAGGTCAATTTTCAGCAGGAATTTTGTCGCGCGGGTTGTCAGCTCACGGAAAGGCGTTTCCAGTTGGTCATACATGTCGATACCGATGGCCTCATAGGCGGACTGAAGCTCTTTCAGGTCCCCGCCGAGGTTGTCCTGCATGACTTTGACCAGCTCCTCCGTCTTGCCGTCAGACTCCCGGAGCAACTTGGTCAGGCGGTCAAGCTTGCCGGAAGCCGCATCCCCCATCAGCACCGCAGCGGCCGACGACGCTTCTTCGCCGAAGATGACTTTCATGTACTCCGCGCGCTGGGCGGTGCCGAGCTTGTTTTTATCGAAGCTCCTTTGCATTTCCTTCAGAATGGTGAACAGCGGCCGCATATTGCCTTTGCGGTCGGCGGTTTTGACGCCCAGCTCGCCCAATGCGTCATTCGCCTTACCCATGGGAGCCTGCAACCGGGTAATCACCGCGCGGCTCCCCGTACCGGCCATAGAGCCGGTAATTTTGGCATCCGCCAGCGCCCCGGCAATGGCCGCCGTTTCCTCGACGCTGATACCGGCATTTTTCGCCACCGGTGCGGCATAGGTCAGGGTGTCGCTGAGTCCCTCGAAGTTGGCGGCGCTTTTATTCATGGTCTGCGAAATCACATCACCAATGTGCGCGACTTGGTCGTTTGCGAGCCCAAAGGCAGATTTCACCCCCATCAGCAGGGTGGCGTTTTCCTCCATGGTTTTACGGTTGGCCAACGCCATATTGAGCGTGACCGGCGTCGCGGCGGTGATCGCATCTTTGTCGCCGCCCGCTTTGGCAATGATGATTTGGGCCCCGGCAGCGTCATCCGCCGACGCTGCCGTGTTATCACCAAGCTGCCGCGCTTGCGTGCGAAGCGCCACCATGTCAGCCGAGTCTTTTGCCACGCCGAGCACGGCCTGTAGCTCGGAGTTTTTTTGCGCAAAATCATACCCCGGCGTCAGGAGCTTTTTGGCCGCAAAACCGCCCACGGTTGCCGCCCCGACACCCGCAGCGCCCGCGCCCGCCACATTGCCCGCCAGTTGCTTTCCGGCCTGATAGCGCTGGCTCACTGCGCTGAGTTTTGCCTGCTGCTGGCTGACGCGCGACAACGCCTCCCGCTGACGGTTGAGCTGGGCGGTGGTCTCACTGATGGAGGATTTCAGGCGGCGCTCGTCGGCGGCGAGGGTGCGGGTGTTAATCCCGGCCTGCGCCAGCTCTTGGCGCTGACGCTGCACCGACTGACGCAGCCCGTTATATTTGAGCTGCAACTCGGCGGCCGAGCGTTTGGCCGCCTCCATCAGTTGCGCCTGTGCGCGGGTCGGCTTCTCGGTATTTTTAAACTGCACCGCCAGCGCGGCGGCTTCTTGTTTGGCTTTTGCCAGCGCCTGACCGGTGACCGCCAGTTGAGCACTCGATTTACGGAATCCCTCGACGCGCCCGGCCTGTGCGTTCAGCTCTTTAAGGTTTTGCCGGGTGTCGCGCATTTCCGCAGACAGCGATTTACTCGCTGTCTGGATGCTTTTAAACGGGCGGCTCGCTTGGTCAACGGCTTTGAGTAGCACCTGCAACCTGACGTTGTTACTCATTCGTTTGTCCGCTTCGGTGGAGCGCTTTGTCGCGCCAGTTGAGGAGTTCTTGCGCTGTCATCGGGTAAAGCTCTGACGGTGGCCAGTGAAAAATCGTCGCGATATCCGCCATCAGGTCATCAACCGACAAACCGGCAGGAAAATCTAGCGTGCCGAACTCGGTGCCAAAAAACCGATAACCTTCCCGGCCAGCGCCACAAGGTCAGGCAGCTCCAGCGCTGCGACTTCACTTTCGGTCAGTGGCGGATACGTCATGCGCGGCAGCACCTTAATCAGCGCATCGACTTCAGAGTTAGCCAGTGCAGCCAGCCCGACGCCGCGCAGGGTGCCTGCATTGGGCTTGGTCAGCGTCACCGTATCGATAAAGGTTTCGCCGCGCTTGACGGGAGTATCCAACTTCACGACGTTCGGGTTTTCGGTTGTGGCGATGATTTTTTCGTTTTTCATGATGTGATCCCAGTTTAGTCAGGGGAATGGCGGCCGGACCTGCCGACCGCCCGGTGATTACAGCCCGATATTGCGACGGTGCTGCGCCAGCATGTCGACGCCGTTCACGCGTTCAACCATGTTGACGGTGTCCACCTCGATGCGCTCTTTGCCGTCGACGGTCAGTTTGAAATAGGTGCATTGCGTTGAGATTTTTGTCTCGGTGTCCTCGCCCTGTTTCTGGTCGCCAAAATCAAACTCTTTGTGACGGCCACGCAGCACAATCTCAACGGCGACCATATCGCCGGTATCATCGCGCTGGTAAGAACCGCAAAAGCGAAGCGGCACCGATGCGGCGCTGGCGGCGGCGTACTGCGCCCAGAGCTGGTCATCGGGGAAACCGCCGACAGTCCACTCGACGCTGAGGGCATCGTCGTCTAACCCCATATCGACCGGGGCCGCGCCGTTCATACCGCCGCCGCGATAGTTCTCCAGCTTGCGCGTCAGTTTCGGCAGGGTCACAGAGCTGACCACACCCATATAGCTCAGGCCGTCGTTAAACAGGTTGAGGTACTTCAGTTTGCGCGGGAGTGCCATGGTTTAACGCGTCCTCTTAGCTGTTGACGCCAGCGGCCAGATTCACCAGATATTTATCGGTGATACGCTGGCGCAGGGTCAGGTCTTCCAGTGGGGGGACCGGGGTATAGTCATAATCGATATACAGTTTCCCGGCTTTCAGGGTCTCTTTATCGTTGGCCGATTCGTCGTACCAGCAATCCGCATCGATGATGTAACCGTTGGATTTCAGCTCGCGGAATTTGGCTTTGATGCCCTCGACAATGTCGCGGATAAGCGTGGCGGTGACCGGCTTATCCACCGCCCACATGTGCGCCTCGGCCATGGTGTCAGCCAATACCTGCGCGGTGCGGGTGTAGTTCTCGAACAGGAACAGCGGATCATCAGAGCAAGAGCGGTTGCCCCAGAAGCGAAAACCGTCTTTACGCACCAGCGTGGTGACCCCGGCCTCATTGAGCAGGTCGGCATCGGTGCCGGGTGCCTGCAAATCCCAGAACACGCTGGCGGAAATGCCGGTCACGCCATTGACGCCGACGTTAGAAAGCGTTTTATGCCAGCCGGTTTCCGTGTCGATTTTGGCGCGCAGCCCCAACGCGCGCGCGGTGGCATGAGCTGTGGTGCTGACGTTGCCGGTGGTATCCCACGCAAGGAAATCCGGCCAAATGAGCATCAGCTCGCGCTGACTGAAATTGTCGCGGTAAGCGATGGCCTCGGAAATGCTTTTGCAGCCGTACGCGCTGATATAACCGAACGCGCGCAACTGCTGGCAAATCCCGGCCAGCGCCGTCGCCACTTCCAGCGAATCCAGCCCCGGCACGCCCAGAATGCGAGGTTTCACACCGGTAACGGCCTGTGCTGTGAGCAAGGCTTTCATGCCGGTATAGCGGCCGTTTTCGTCCGCACCGCCGATGATGTTTGACGTGGTTTCCGCCGCATCTTTGCCCTCTTCGACGCGCACAACAACCGTCACGGGTTTGCACTGGTCGCCAATGGCTGACAACGCTTTCGCCAGCGTGCCGGATTTCCCGGCCTTACCGGCAGCGGCAATCACATCGGTAATCAGCACCGGGGTGTTGAGCGGGAAAAGCTTCGGGTCGGCATCTTTGCCGGTGCAGACCATGCCGACGACAGCCGTCGATACGGTAGAGATGACGCGCGTGCCGTCATTAATTTCGACGACGCGCACACCGTGATGATAATCGCCCATTAACTTGCTCCATGGTGAGTAGGTGCAAGCATGATGACGCCCGACGCACCGGGCCGCACGCGGTGGGCGCTGGAAGGCCGACCAGACAACAGACCGGGCCGGATTGGCGAGCTTGGCGGGAATAACGATCGTTTGCGCCGATCAATAACGCTGCATTGATCTATGCAATCAATTGGACGGATTTTAGCCGGGCGGGGTAAGGTCGAAGAGTAGACGCGGCAACATCAGGGAAAGCCGCAAATACCAAAGCCCGCATCGCTGCGGGCTTTTTTTCTTAGAGGCCGGGAACCACTGGCCAGTTAATCTCCGGGGCTGACATATCAAGACGATTCACCGTCACACGGTATTTTTTCCAGTCCGCCAACAGCGCTTTTTCTGCCTCGGTCGCCATATCCAAATCAACAGCATCCTGAAGCGGTGCGACAGCCTTACCCGCGCTCGCCAGCAATTCATTTTTTCTGGCTTCGGCGCTCGCCATCCTTTCTTCAGCGGAATAGATGCGCTGGCTCACCTTCTTACCGTCAAACACCCACTCACCATTAGCCAGACAGCGCTTTGGTAGTTTCGTTGGGTTCAGCTCAATAACCGATAAGCCAATCGGCCACAGCATCGACACATCGCTGTTAATCGCGCAGATAATGCCGCTTTCGTCATAAGCCAGTTTTACGGTGTCCGGCGAAAACAATTTTTGCGCGGCGTACCAGTCAATACCGTTATCATCCTGAAGATAAATCACGTTCTCGCCGAGGAATAATTCTTCCGGCGTGTATCTTTTCAAATTCTTAATGTGTTGCATTTTACACCGTTCCAATTGTTGCCCATGTGCCGTTAATCAGCACCTGAACCGCTGAATAAGCGCCCCAGATTGAGGGGTTGTAGTTTGAGCCGGACATACCCGTATAAACACAGCCCGACGGTAAATCGATGCGCCCGCCGGTATCCGCGATAACCGTGCGCCCGGCCATGCGCACACCCTGAACCAAATGCTGATAGGCCCAGTTCTGCGCATTGTTTTGCGCAGCCGAGATATTTTGATTAAGCCAGTTGCTGAGATAACCGCCCCAACAACTGCCTTGAACGTTGCCGTCAGGGTGCCACGTCGTCCCGCTTGATGTGGTGATCGCGGGCCAGTTACCGCCGATGTGCATACCCGACTCAAAGGCGGCGGCACCGGTTCTGACATCCACAGAAAACGGGCGCAGGTTGTTGAATGTGCCGTACTGGTCGTTTTCTTTTGTCAGCAGCAGGTAAAGCCGGTTGCCGTCATTGCGCCAGAAGGAGCCGAACCCGCCGCCGACCATGCGATAATTATCAATGTGGGTAGATTGGATCTCCGCGCTGGTCTTTAGCGTCCCGGTTAGCTGCCCGCCGGTCTTCGCCAGATAGCGGCCATCTGCTTCGGTTTTATTCCATGCGTTGACGTCACCGGCCAACAAATTCACATCAGCGGACAGCGGCTTACCGTTCACCTTGATGGAACGGAGCGCGTATTTCTGGGCGGCCTGCGCGTCGGTCAGCGCGCCGACGTCTGCCGCAGTGGGTTTGTAGTCCGTCGTATAAACTCGCGCCCAGCGGAGCGAAGTCGCGCTGTCTTTTCGCATCGAGCGCAAATAAAACGCCATATCGCCAGAGCCTACGGCAAATTGCACATTGCGGAACTCGTTCACTTTGCCGGTAAACAACACCCCCATGCCGCCCGGCACGGGATAGCCCTTATTGGCAGTGGCAACCAGTGATTCTACGGTAAAGCCATTTTCGCGATTTAAGTCATCGTCAGCATTGGCGGTATTTTCGTTCGGGAATACGATACGCGGCAGAGTCAACGCCCCTTTCATCGTGTCGCCGGTCTGTTTTACAAAGCGCCCATCGGACTCTGTTTTACTCCATGCGCCAACGTCTGCCGCCGTCGGTTTAAACTTCGTCGTGTAAGCCTGAAACCACACCACCCCATTACTGGGGATATTCGAACGGCCAAAGAATGCGTTGCCGTTGTTTTGTACCGCCATATACGCCCCCGACGGGCCGCCGTCGCAGGGCAAACTCAGCACGCCATAAACATCGCCGCCCGGCGTATTCTTTGACGAACTATTAACCCGGTAGATTTCAGCCTGATTGCAATACGCATCTTCCCGGTGACGTGAGCCGCTTCCCAATCCAAATGCGCCGACCTCCATCAGTTGCCCGCCCTCTACCCCGACGTTTTTCGTCGCGGCCGTACCTAACGCCAAATTGCCGCGCGCGGCGGCCTTGTCGGTCAGGTCTGAGAGGTTCGCGGCCTTCTTCATGCTGGCATCGTTGACCGCTTTTAACGCTTTGGGCGTGCTGGCTTTCGTTTCGTCGGTACTGGTTGTCGCGCTGCTGAGCTGTACCAGCCCTTTCGCCGTGGTGCTGGCGTCCGGGTGATTGCGGGTTTTCTCATGCGCGGTAATCGCGTCGGTAACATAGTCTTTTGTCGCCAGTACGGTATCACCACCGGCAATAACCTGAATCGCCTCGGTGCTGCTGACAATCAAAATCATGCGCAGCGTCTGCGTGCGGCCGCTGCCCTCTTCGAGCTTCGGCTTGTAGCTCTCCGCCATATTGCTGACGGCAATCAGCGTCCCGGCCTCATCATAGAGGCCCATCTCACGCAGCCAGAAGCCGCCGACGTTCGCCGGAATAATCATCTCGGCGAGAATGTGATTTTTCAGCGCCTTATCGATGGTCAGCCCGTTGAGCGCCGCGCGGTACTTCTCGTTGACGAGTTTTGTTTGCGCCGGATTTGGCGTCGGCAGCGTACCGTTCCCGTCGCCGACGGCCATAGAGACGATTTTCAACTGCGTGCCGCCCGCGCTGGCGGCGGCAATCTTGGCCGCCCCGGCGGTGGTAATAATCGCTTTGTATTTGTTCATGATTCTCTCTTATCCGGGGTAAACGGTAATGACATCACCATCAATGGCAGCCGCACCGGTGTAAATCCGGCCGGGGATGTCCTGCAAAATGTTAAGGCCAATCAGGTGGCGGCTCAGGGGCTTGGCGTCGGCGATAAGGCGCTCCATTTCCTGATACATTTCCTCGGTGATGCCGGTTTCCAGCACGCCAATATCCAGCCGGAAGGTGCCGGGCGGATCGGCACCTTCGGTGTGAAACCATTCAATGACGTTAATCAGGTAGCCGAGCGGCTCCACCACGCGGCGCACTGCACCGATAGTGCCCTTGTGTCGGTGAATGTAGAATGCGGCGGACACCACGCCCCGCTTCACGTCCTCCGGCCAAGCCTCATCCCATCTATCGACAGAGAACGCCCACGCCAGATAAGGCAGCAGATGCACCGGGCAGGTTTTCGGGTTCCACAGGTCACGCAGCGGAACCGGCACGCGCTCCAGCTCAGCACACGCGGCGGCGGCGGCGACTTCCAGCACTGAGGAGCCAACAGGCAATAAGCGATTAGTCATCGGCGCGCCCCGGTGTGATGTTCACGCCGGTGCAGTAGCCCGCCTGCGTTTTATCGAGCACGATGTCGGCGGCCGGTTGAGCAACTTCAACACGTTCAACACCTTCCACGGTCAGCGCCGCGATGATGCCGGAACGCCGGATACTGCGACCTAAGCGGCGCATGGTCAGCACATAATTGTGTAAACGTTGTTTTGCCGCAGAGAGGATCGGCGCAACCTCCGGGCCGGGGTACAGGTATAAAACGGCCTCGATGGCATACGGGGCAATTTTGGCCGATTGCACGATGACGCGATCGGCGACAGGACGCACGTCCTCGTCATTCAGCGCGTCGCGGACAACCTGCAACAGCTCAGCGCTGGCGCTGCCGTCGCCGTCCCGTGACAACACGGTGACGGTCACGTTAGCCGGTGATGGGCTGATTGCCGTCACATCAGCCACCCGACCATCGGCCGAGCGGGCGTGAAAACGGTAGGAACCGGCCGAACCTGCTGTGCTCATCCCCTCGAACGCGTCTTGCAGGCGCAGGCGGTAATCTTCATCCGCTTCCATAACTGCCGGTGTTGGCGGAATGGTGCTTTCATCCGCCGGAGCAATCACCAGTCGCGGCGTGTTGAAGTTCGCACCGAGCTGGTCAAGGTCTTCGCCGGTGGCGTGCGCCAGCATCACCGCTTTGGCGGCATCGTTAACGCGCTGGCGTAGCAATACCTCCCGATACGCATTTTCCTGAAGCAGCTTGACGATAGGCTCCGACTCAAGCGCCAAAGTTCGGGCAACAGCTTCCTGCTGTTCGGCCGGGTACAGGGAAATCAGCGTCGCTTTGCGCTCGGCAAACAGGGTTTCATAGTCCAACGGCTCAACGACGTTCGGCGCAGGCAGTTGGCTTAAATCGATAGTGGCCATGGTGTCAGCTCAGTGGGACGGTTAACGAAAATGTGCCGCCTGTGGTGTCTTGGCGCACGCCGGTAATGTCAACGAACATCTGACCGCTGAAGGTCTTCTCGAAGGTGATGGACGTCAGCCTGATGCGCGGCTCCCATTTGAGGATTGCCATGTAGCAGGCGGCCATCACCTGCCCATTCACCGCCGGGCTTTGCGGCTGGTCAATCAGGGCAGACAACAGCGAGCCATATTCCCGCCGCATCACTCGGGAGCCGACAGGAGTAATGAGGATGTCGCGCACGCTCTGGCTGATATGCTCGCTGTCAGTCAGGGTCTGGCCGGTGTCCCGGTTCATGCCGATATATCGCACGGTCATCGGGTTTCCTCCGTCCAGTCTCCGCCGCGCTGCACACCACCGTGGCCGTGTTTATCCACCTGCACGCCGTTGGATTTAAAAGTACCCCCGCCGTGATCGATATTCCCCGACATTTTCCCGCCCTTTTTCAGCTCCAGCGTATCGGCCGTCAGCTTGTTGGTGCAGACCACCTCTGGCGTATCGAGCGTGATTTTTTGACTGGCGATAATCGTCACCTTCGGCGCAGAAACTTCGACAGCCACTTGCGCACTGATATTGGCCGTTTTAATGCCGGTAACGCTCAGCGTGCCGGTTTTGGGCTCATATTCGATGACCGCACCATCGGGAAAACTGGTGTGATATGCCTCCGGCGACACTGACGGAGCCGGAAAATCGTCGGAGTTGATAGCAGGCAGCACAAAGGCAGTATCCAGCTCGCCCCCCAGCGCCAGCACCACCACCTGCTCACCGATGGAGGGTGCCCACCATGTGCGTGCACCTCCGGCGCGGCAGGCCAGCCACTGCAACCAGTCCGTCGTATTGCCCCCCAATTGAACGCGGCAGCGCGGAGGCGTGTACTGAACGTCTACAATGACGCCGGTGCGGATGAGGTCGCGGACGGCGCGCGCCAGTTCTGAAATCGATTCGAGTGTGTTCATGGTGGAAAGGATGCCGCTGAAGAGATCCAGCGGCAATTGACGTGCGTGCTTTGGCAGGGGAAACAACAGTCTGACGCGTACTTTGCAAGATGTAGCTAACCTAGATGTGTTTTACCTCAGCTTTGACCTGAAACATCTATGGCACAGAACCAAACCTAATCTGTCAGGCAGCTTATTTAGGTACGCTATCAACAATTTTGAGGATTGTTGATGTTAAAGGCTGTGATTTAAGTAGATCGCGAGAGATATCTGGGTCTGAAATGGCTGTTTTCACTAAACTTTCAAGCTTTTCAAACCACTCTCCGTCATTCATTAAGAATAAACTATGAAGAGCGTCATTTTTATTATTTAACCCCCAATCCTTATAATTATCACCGCAGTATTTTGATGCAGCAGTTAGAATATGCCAGCGTAACTTTGAATATTTCCCATCAAATCTTTTGTTTGAAATAAGCGCCTTTAACCTATACAAACAATAGCAAGATATATAGTAATCATCTTCACGAGCACCAGAAGAGAAAACCTCATTTAGTAAGTCTCCCGTTAATCTATTAGGGTAACGGCTAGAATAATCTGGTCTCATCATAACAACTGCCGCATATGCCCGTGCTACTTCTCTGACATCAAATATGCGTACTGGAGCTATACCTTCAGAGCTATACTGTCCTTTCCTTCTCTCAAAGTAAATCTTGTTACCTTCAATAGCACCTTTCGCATTGAAGTAATGCTCTAGCTCTCTTAATTTTTTTAGCGTTGAAATGAACTGTGCATCTTCAACTTTAGATTGCCTATTAGTAGCTCGTACAATGTCATCAAGGATGGCAGCCTCATCGGTTTCAATTAATTTAATCATCAAACTAACTGATTCATCCACTTGGTTATCTTTTGATATAAGAACATTAGAAGTTTGACATCCGTTAACAATTTGAAAGTCCCGGATAAAGATTTCTTGTCCTGCAGGCCTTACACTTGACGCAACTATTGTTACTCCATTATTCATTAAACCAAATCTTGCCTTTTTCCCATCAGTATCAAGTGTTCCTGCAATTTCTGAATTCACGTCGCCATCAATTCCAAGGAAATCCCTAACATTTTCTTCGAAAAGTTTCTTTCGAGGATTCCCATTCTTGTCTTTAAGTATAGAATCAATAAAGCTACGAGCCTTAACAGTAGCCACATAGGCGTTATTAATATTAGGGGCCGTTGGAAATGGAGCATAGCCTATTGTAGGAAGTTTTGCTTCTATTGGACCTTCCGCAGCAAGCCAAAGCTCATGAATCATGTCTTTATGAGCCATAATGAATGATGTTTCATGTGAAAATCCGAGTGCCTTTAAGCTTTTCTCACCTGATACAAAGGCAGCCTTTATTTCTCTGGCTTCTGTGTTTTGTGCCGCGCTAAAAAAATACGCGTATAAGTCTGGGAGACCATTTTTAACTCTGCCAATATTGGCAAATATCAAATTGAACATCTTTTTGAAATCTGCTAGATATTCGCTATGGGGTTGCTGTGGCTCTGGCGAAAGATAGTCTCTTATTGAAGATATGTAAGAATCTATTTCCTGCTTACTCCACTTTTCCGATGACTTGGCTTGAGTGAATATTAATGAAACTTGAAACTCTCGACGTGAATTATTGAGAATCTCCTGAAGTTCTTCAGTTGAAAAAATAGCCCTGTCGTCTAAAAATAAAAACGCTCCATCTATACCAGGGTCCGGGCCTTCATACACAAGATCACTGGCCTCAACTTTGTCTCCTGAGTATTTTGAAAAGGCACAATAGTTTACAAATGCTTCAAAATTTTTTGTCTCGTGATAAGGAGCAGCGAATGCTTTGCAAAATGTGTCGAAGTAAGATTTTGTGACTAAATGCATAAAGACTCCTTTCTAAGATACGATAACTTTTAAGAAAATAGGATAAAGATGATGGTGGTTTGAGTTAAAGCGATGTATTTGCGCTATACTGCATCACATAAACTGGTCAAGATCAACAAATTAATAAGATAATCTTATAATTTTCCATATGCTGTTGATTTTCTTATCACTACCTAATTTTGATCCAATCGCAGCCTACTCAAAAATGCCATTAAGAATGCCCATTATTCACTCAAAGTAGGCTATCAGATTTGTTGTATGAAGCCAGTGAAAACCTGTCAGCACACATCCGAGTTAATACACCTTATTAGACAGCAATAATTGCCGTCAAACTCATCTCGCTATCTATCCTTCGAATGGTCCGCCACGGATTTATAACGCGTTACCCGTTCAATTGGGACATGATAACATCCTCCACAATCTGCCGGTCAACGTCACCAAAGCCCAATAACGGCCGCGCGTCATATTGCACGTCCCGGCTATGGCGGCTCGGGCGGTCACGCAAGCCCTCTTGGTGCACCCGCGCGATACGCTGCACGCGCCCGGCAAACTCGACCAGCGCCTCATCAGCGGTGCCTTTGGCTTTCATATAGCGATGGGTGCGCAATTTGGCGAACATCTCGCGCTTAACTCGTCCCTTTTTGCTCCGAACCTGCTGCCGCTTACGGGCGGCATACGGCGTGCCGTCCGGTGCCTGCTGGCGCTTAATGCGGTGCTGCTGACTGGTGCGCAGACGCTTCGCAATCTCGGCCGCCATCTGGCGACGACGGGAAGCCGATAGCCCGGCAATCAGCCCGGAGAGTTTGTCATCAAAAGGTTTAAACTCATTCATTCCACGCGCTCACCAGCTCACCGTTAATGTAAAGCTCCATCGGACGCGCTACCGGCTCAGGCAACGGCGGCTCCGGCACATGGGACACGTGCAGCGCCCGGTCAACTTCCTTCACCAGCGTGCGCTCAGTCAGTTGCAGGCTGATACTGATGTCATAACTGTCGTCGCTGTTGATGTCGGCGAAGTAGGTGAACCCCTTTTTCTTGCCCTCGTCCGTGGTCATGATATCGGGCTGATTCTCCCGCAACCACGCCCCAATCGGCACCAGCAGCAAATCCACATCATCCGGGTAATCTTCGACTATCACATTGAGCGTATAGCGATTCTCAAATGACAGGGAGGCGGCCAGCGTTGCCCCGATGACACCGCTATCGATAAATATGCGCAGCATATCCGGGTTCGCCCTGAGCTTCGGCACCGCGTCATAAAGCGCTTTGCGCAGACTTTTCGGCTTTAACATCGAGTTCCTCCTGACACTTTTTCACGGTCTCCACCTGAAGCGCACAGCTTGCCAGCGCGCGCTCAAGATTGAAGATATCGGTGCTTAAATCACCGTTGGTCTTCGGGTTGCTGCCGGGCAGCGGGCAACTGCTGACCTTCGGACAGCCAGCGTAAATAATCGTCGGGGGTGGCGAAGTCGGGGCGGGAATGCAGCCGGATAACGTCATCAGGCAAAGCAGACTGATACCAGCGGCGCAGTGCTTCATTTTCATTGAGCAGCCTCGTAATGGTGTGATTGCGGCGGGTGGCCAACTGGTCAGCGGCGGCGATGCGCTGACGCAACATGACCTGCTCGCGCTCATTGCGCAAAGCGCTGTCCTGTAGCGCAGCGATAGCCGCGCGACTTTCGGTTAGCGCTGCTGCCACCCTGACGTTTTCCAGCTTCGCGGCATCCAGACTTTCGCCGAGCGTAATGACCTGCCATTTCAACAAGGCAATGACCGCCAGCAACACCAGCGCCAGAAAAAGCTTATTACCGCGACTCATAATGCCCCCGACATACACAGCGCCAACTCGCGCGCCCGGCGATTCTCCAGCCCGGCAGACCTGACGCCGTTGACGAATACCCAGCGGGGAAGCTGATTGCACGCGGCGGGCCACTGCTTTTTATTGATGAAATGCGCCAGCGTTGACGCGCACGCAGCGCCCGTGCCGACGTTGAACGCAAAGCTGACCACGGCGTCATAGACCGGCTGCGGCATGGTCACCGGCATACACTGCGCAAGGCGTTTCTCAACCTGCATCACATCGGCCACCAGATTGACCGCGGCTTCGCGTTCAGTGATAACCCCGCCGGGTTTCACCCCGGCAGTGTGGCCGATACCGCTCGTCCAGACGCCCGCGCTACACTGATAAGGGCTCAGGCGGCACCCTTCCAGATTGGCAATCAGCTCAAGGCCCGCCAGTGACGTATGCAACCGGGTAAAATCCGGCAACAACGCCGCCAGCGCCAGCACGACGGCGACGCTGCAACGTTTAACGATTGATTTCATCGAAAACCTCCCGTCGAATGCCGACATTTTTCAGCAGCAAATAGCTTTTGCGGCGGTAATACCAGTTGGTGACAAAGGTGCCGACACCGACCACAGCACCGACAATCAGTGCGATGTCCTGCGCGGAATACTTTCCGACCCATGCCAGCAGCACCGCGACGGCATAAGCAATGAACGATGTGACTTTCTCCATGGTTAATCCCATAACTGAACGGTTTCGGATGCCGGGGCAGTATCAATGACCGGCAGCGTGACCACCGTGCCATGCGGCAGGATGACACCCCGCTCAGCCAGCCCCGGATTCACCAGCAGCACCGCCTCGACCACGCCTGCGGTGCGGCCGTAGACGCGATAGCACAGTGCGTCGAGCGTGTCCCCCTGAAGCGCGATGGCGTTCATCAGATTTGCCCGACAATGCAGCGCGGCTTACCCTGCAACCGGGCGATTGACCAGCGCATATCCCGCCAGTGCTCATCAATAGACACCTCGACGCTGTCGGCCTTTTTGTCCCCCTTGGCGCTGGCATCCGCCCCCCGGTAGCGCTCGTACAGCGTGGCGGTTGTCATGGCGCAGACCGCACTCAGGTAGTGAAAGCACTTCTCACTTTCGCCGTCGACCTCGTCGGCCGGTACGTCGGCCAGCGTTTTGAAACCGGCGGCGAGTTGCTGCTCGCGATAGAGATACAGCTCGGCATTCGTCTCCGAGATACCGCTGCGAATGGCAAAGCGCAGACGCTCCGGCGAGACCGTGTACTCAAGACGCATCAGCTCGCGGATGCGTTTCGGGTCAACATCCGGGAAAAAGAACGTGTTTTTAATCACCGGCTCCGGTACATCCGGTTGCGGGATAATGGCCGTCGGCTCGTCCGGCGGCTTAATCGGGTTACGCATAATCACTGTCGTCATGACGACCTCAAAAATAGGGGGCGGTGGACGGCGGCCTTGATACGTCAAAAGACGCTCGCGGCCACCGTGCCGCCCGGCGCGGGGCGCGTTCTGTTAACCGGCGGTTTTTACCGCCTTGCGTGGGCGTCCGCGCTTGGCCGGCGTGGCAGCCTTACGCGGGCGCGTGGTTGTTCTTTTGGCGGCGGCCGCCGGCTTCGGCTTGAGGGCGCTCTCACATTTTTGGATCTCTTTTCTCACCCCGGCGTGACCGTCGAGCTGCATCGCGCGCTCGAGGTGCTCCAGCGCCTGCGCATAGTCACCGCAGTCGCTCAACATCAGGCCGGTCACCTTGAACAGTTTGGCCTTGACCATGTCGGGCATATCCTCGGCGGCCGTCATCGCGATGGCGGCGCGAAGGTCATCCATCTTGGCCGGGTTGCCCGCCTTGCGGCTGCGCTCCGCCGACAGCGCCACCTCTTCGGCCAGCAAGTACGCCACCGGGCGCTTGTTGTTCGGCACTTTGAGACGGTATTTCAGCGCATAAGGCGCAATTTCCAGCGCACCGGGAATGTCATCGGCGTCGAGCATCCACTGCATGACGGTCATCAGGATGTCGTCCTGCGCCCCCCGCCCTTCGGCCAATACCCCGGCCACCCAAGGCGCGTAGAACGGCAACATGGCGCGTTTGTGCTCAGCCTTTTTCTCGACGGAATGGATCTGTTTCAGCTTGGTGCGGTCTGCGGCCAGCTTGACGAGCATTTGCTCGTAGGCGGTGGCATGGCGCAGCGGGTCATCCACCCGCTGCGCAGCCTCCACGGCCGAGACCCGCATCATGTGACGCTGTGCGGGACTCGTCATGGTTACGCTTCGCCTTCCGTTTTTTGGGTTTCCTCACCGGCTGGCGCAGGTTGCGCAGCCACCCCTTTCACTGCCAGCACGATAGCGTCAGCCAAGGCGCTAATATCTGCCCCCGATGGCTGCGGGTCTTCTTTGGATACCCGTACGCCCGACTTTTCTGTCGACGCTGGCAGCAGCTCGATATTTTCAATCAGGCAACCGGCGGCGTAGTCCTCGATGACGTAGTCAATTTTCATCGACTCGTAGTTTTCGACGCGGTCACGCTTGGCGTTCTCTTCGATATGGCGGCGGTGACTCTCATCCATGATGTAAATCGACAGATTCTCGAGCGTGGTGACCATAATCGCGTTGGCCGGGAAGAACGGCACGCGCACGGCGGGAAGGTTGCCGATGCGCTTCTGGCTGACAATCACGTCGGCGGCCATCGCCTCGGTGTTCGGCTGCTCTTGGTTAACCAGCGGGAAGTATTTGTCGGCCAGCAGCTTACGGCCGCAAATCACCACGAGCTCAGGGGATTCCTGATGCCATGGCGCAATCAGGTTGTTGGTCGCGTCCATGACCACGGCGTCAAGGTTGGCATAATCGCCCCCTTTACCGATGCGGATGACCGGGGAAATCACCGCACCATCCTCGCCGGTGATGTTGCTCATCACGCGCGCCGGGGCTTCGTTGCGGTATTTCTGCAACCAGCCCACCGCCACATCCTGCAACATCGGGTTTTTGGCCCGGTCAGACGTGGCGGCGCGGCTGATACCGTTGAATCCGGCCATGATGAAGTCCAGCGCCTGACGCTTGGCGATGGCGTTGCGGATGCGCAACTGGAAGTCCTGATAACGCGCCCATAAATCGAGCTGGTTATAGCGCATATGGAAATCAAAGTTCACCTGCTGGCACTCGTACTTATTGGACTCCAGCGAGGTGAAATCAGCGGTCTGGCGCTCTTTGCCGCCGTCGGTGTCGGTGGTGCTGGCAATCGAGCCATTGACGCCCACGCCGACCTTCTCGCCTTTCAACTCGGCAACCGGCGTCATGTTGATGCGGGTCAGGAACTCGGAAGACTCCTGCACGACGTTCATCAACGACTGCGTCACCGACGGCTCTACGCTGAATTTTTTGCCGACGTCGCCGACGTCCGTGATGCCGTTCAGCTTGGCCACCTGTTGCAGATAGGCGTTAAATTTAAAGCGGGTCGTTTTTTTCATTGAATTGTCCTGATTCGATAAATTCGGGTCGTCTCACAGCGGCGCGCCGTGCGCCCCGCCCTGACTGTTCTCAGCAGTTGGTCAACAGGCTGTCTTCACCATTGCCGCCGGGCGCTTTCGGGCGGCGCTGCTGGTTCAGGTTTTCGGTGGTATCGAGCGCGGCCTGAAGCCCGGAAAGCGCTTCCTGACCGGTCGTCACCTCACCTTTCAGCCCCGCGATTTCCTGCTCAAGCTGCGCAAAACGCTGCTCGGCGCTGTCGCCGTTGGTTTGCACCTGCTCGGCGACGGCGGTGACTGCGTCATGCACATCGCTGAACCGCGCGTCGTCGCTGGCCTGTTTGCGGCTGAACATGCTTTTCACGCGCTCGGTCAGATTGGTCAGCAGGCTGTCAGGCTGTTCCTCAAACTCGAGCAGCACCTCCGTCGCCACCGAGAACAGATCGCCCGGCTCGGCTTTTTTACCGGCCAGCGGGTTAGTTTTGGCGCGGGAACAGAATTCGAGGTATTCGGTGCCGAGGCTGGCCGGGTCATCGGTCACCGCCAGACCGATGAGGTAGCATTTTCCGGTGTTGGCAAAGTTCGGGCGGATTTCCATGGAGGTGTAAACTTTCTGGCTCGCCTTGACCATGGAGACCAGCTCGTCGGTCGGGGTCATTTTGGCGAACAGCGCCCATTTGCCGTTGAGGATGGAGTCGTCATCAATCCTCTCGGCTTTCAGCTCGACCACGTCGCCGAGACGCTTAAAATCGCCGTTGGGAAACAGTCCCTTGATGTGCTCCAGATTGATGCGGCAGCCGTAGACGCGCGGGTCGAAGATTTCCGACATTTCCTGAATGTCGTTGCCGTCAATCACGCGGCCGTCGCAGGTGTCGCCCTCGACGCCGATGCGGAACCATTTCGATACTTTCTTTGCCATGTGCCATTGTCCTGAGTGGTTAAGGTCGGGGCTAGTTTCCCGACTGACCACCCTCGCGGCCAGCGACTGCCGACGGACTATCCCTCAGACAACAGCACCTTAGCGCACGTCCGGCGTGGCTTGCGTAGCCTTGCCCTCATCATGCAAATGAGGGCATACCATGCAAATCCAGACAGACACATCCTTACTCAGCGACCCACGCAGGCAGGCCGCCTTGCTGTACTGGCAAGGCTTCTCCGTGAAGCAAATCGCCGAAATGCTGAAGCAGAAAGCCCCCACGGTGCAGAGCTGGAAGCAGCGGGAAAAATGGGACGATATCGCGCCGATTTCCCGCGTTGAATCCAGCATTGAAGCGCGAATGGTGCAGCTCGTTCTCAAGACAAAAAAAGAGGGTAGCGACTACAAAGAAATTGACCTGCTGGGCCGCCAGATTGAGCGCCTCGCACGCGTCAGCCGTTACATGAACTCCGGCAACGAAGCCGACCTCAATCCCAACGTCGCCAACCGCAACAAAGGCGAGCGCAAAAAGCCGACAAAGAACTATTTCAGCGAGGAAGCGATTGCGAAGCTGGAGGAGATTTTTTATGACGAGTCTTTCGAATATCAACTCGGTTGGCACAAGGCCGGGCTTGAGCATCGTATTCGCGACATTCTGAAATCGCGCCAGATTGGAGCCACATTTTATTTTTCCCGCGAGTCACTGCTGCACGCGCTGAAAACCGGCCACAACCAGATTTTTCTTTCCGCGAGCAAAACGCAGGCGTATGTCTTCCGCGAATACATCATTCAGTTTGCCCGGCGGGTTGACGTTGAGCTGACCGGCGACCCGATTGTGCTCGGCAACAACGGCGCGAAGCTGATTTTTCTCGGCACCAACTCCAACACCGCGCAAAGCCATAACGGCGACCTGCTGGTCGATGAGATTTTCTGGATCCCCAACTTCCAGAAACTGCGCAAAGTCGCTTCCGGCATGGCCTCGCAAAAGCACCTCCGGTCGACCTACTTTTCTACCCCGTCAACGCTGGGGCATGGCGCGTTTCCTTTCTGGTCCGGCGAGTTGTTTAACAAGGGCCGCAAAAACGCCAGCGAACACGTCGAGATCGATATCAGCCACAGCGCATTAGCGGCCGGTAAGCTGTGCGATGACGGCCAGTGGCGGCAAATCGTCACCATTGAGGACGCCCTGCGCGGCGGCTGTAACCTGTTTGACCTCGACGTGCTGAAGCGGGAGAACAGCGCCGAGGACTTCCGCAACCTGTTCATGTGCGAATTTGTCGACGACAGCGCGTCAGTATTTCCCTTTGAAGAGTTGCAGGGCTGCATGGTCGACAGTCTGGTCGAGTGGACGGACGTTAACCCCTATGCAGGCCGACCTTTCGGTGACCGGCCGGTGTGGGTCGGCTATGACCCGGCGCACTCCGGCGACAGCGCCGGTTGCGTGGTGCTGGCCCCGCCGATGGTCACCGGCGGCAAATTCCGCATACTGGAGCGCCACCAGTGGAAAGGCATGGATTTCGCCACGCAGGCCGAATCCATCCGCAGGCTGACCGAAAAATACAACGTGGAATACATCGGTATCGACGCCACCGGCATCGGGCAAGGCGTTTTCCAACTGGTGCGCGCGTTCTACCCGGCCGCCCGCGAAATCCGCTACAGCGCCGAGGTGAAGACCGCCATGGTACTGAAGGCGAAAGATACCATCGGCAGCGGCAGGCTCGAATACGACACCGCGTATACCGACATCACCAAATCGTTTATGGCCATCCGCAAAACCATGACCGCCAGCGGCAGGGGCATGACCTACGAAGCGAGCCGCAGCGAAGAAGCCAGTCACGCCGATGTCGCGTGGGCCACCATGCACGCCCTGCTGAATGAACCGCTGACCGCCGCCAACGGCCAACCGTCTAAATCCATTCTGGACTTCAACCGATGAGCAAACGCAATCGCCGCAAGGCAAAAGGAAATCTGGCCGCCACCGAGCCGGACCAGAAAATGCAGGCGTTCACCTTTGGTGAGCCGTCGGCCGTTTTGGATCGCCGCGACATTCTGGATTACACGGAATGTGTTGGTAATGGTAAATGGATTGAGCCGCCCATCAGCTTTTCCGGGCTGGCAAAAAGCCTGCGCGCCGCCGTTCACCACAGCTCACCCATTTACGTGAAGCGCAATATTTTGGCGAGCACCTACATCCCGCACCCGCTGCTGTCACAGCAGGATTTCAGCCGGTTTGTGCTGGATTATCTGGTGTTCGGCAACGCCTTTTTAGAAAAGCGTTTCAGCGTGACCGGCAAGCTGTTGAAGCTGGAGACCTCCCCGGCCAAATACACCCGGCGCGGCGTTGACCCGAGCATTTACTGGTTCGTGCAATCGTTCGCTGAGCCGCACCCGTTCGCGCCCGACAGCGTTTTTCACCTGCTGGAGCCGGATATCAATCAAGAGCTGTATGGGATGCCGGAATATCTGTCGGCACTCAACTCCGCGTGGCTGAATGAGTCCGCCACGCTGTTCCGCCGCAAGTATTACCAGAACGGCGCACACGCGGGCTATATCATGTATGTCACCGACGCCGCGCAGAACAGCACCGACGTTGAGGCGTTGCGCAGCGCCATGAATAGCTCTAAAGGCATGGGGAACTTTAAAAACCTGTTCTTCTACGCGCCGAACGGAAAGCCCGACGGTATCAAGATTGTGCCGCTCAGCGAGGTAGCGACAAAGGATGATTTCTTCAACATCAAAAAGGTCAGCGCCGCCGACCTGCTGGACGCTCACCGCATCCCCTATCAACTGATGGGCGGCAAGCCGGAGAACGTTGGGTCAGTGGGTGACGTGGAGAAGGCCGCGCGGGTGTTTGTCCGCAATGAGCTGACACCGCTCCAGCAGCGCATCAAAGAAGTGAATGACTGGGTCGGCGTCGAGGTCATCCGGTTTAAAAAGTACAACCTCGAAAACGACGACGAATGATAAACCGGCCGCCGGATTGGCGGCCTTTTTATACCCGCCACCAAACGCCCTATCACGCCCACCACGGCCCGCTTGCTCATACATGCCCGCGAATCAAACCAGCGCAACAGAACGTCACCACGACGCGCTGACGCCGTCAATTTTGATAATTAAATACATGCCTGCGCGCAATGCTATCCCCGCCACGCCTGCCCGCTTCATGGGTCGGTTTTAATGCAGTTGTCCGAACCAACGAAAACCGCGCCAGTAGAGGCGCGGTCATGGGAGATAAGTCAAATTTTTATCATTCAAAACCATGCACTCCCATGCACAAAAAAGCCGCCTGAGTATAAGGCGGCTTTTTTTCTAGGCATACACGACTTTCTGCACCTGTGGATCAGGAAGCAACATTATCGCCTCCTCAAGTTCACGACCCTTAACCCACCTTACGACACGGTTTGTTGTCTTCACTACATGGATACAAAAAAGCACACAGAATACAATAGGTGATAGATAGATGAGTGCCATTAAGTTATTGAAAATAAGGACATTCTCTAACACACCTCCGGATTTCATCAAAATTTTGATGATATCCTCATCATCGCATCGTTTGAACACTTCAATTTCACGTTTCAAACGCTGCCTAATGACGGCATCTTCGTAGACTCGTTTTTGCGCTCGAAACTTGTTCGGAAGCGTCAGTAAATGGAGACGATTGATTGCGTTATTGAGCGCATCATGCACAAGATTCGCGGCCTGGACCCCAGACTCCGACGTGCCATGAATTATCTTCGCTCTGATTTCGTCTCTAAGTGTAAATAATTGATTTCTATAGTGTAAGCGAATTGATGGAAGAAGAATTCGCTCGTATATGAAATGTGCTGCGCCTAAACCCAACAGCACATAGAAGAGCACTGTCAGCATAAAAACTCCTTATTTCAAACGCCTCTCATCACTTATCGCTTGTCCCTAATGCTTGAGCCGTTTGCTTTTGTTGATACTTCGTTTTTTCGTTACCGATCCTTTGAGCTTCAGAGCTAAAGCATCGACGCATCACCCTTGCATGCCAAGACCACAAGAGCACGAGAACGACAGATATGGCCCAACCAGCGAGTGAATGTTCCTTGAATCCGTCAACGATTGAAAACGCTAAACGCGACAGCTCACCTTGGGGTAATCGCCACGCAGAAATCATCAATATGATGCTAATAGTAATAGGTATCAATTGACCGCTAGACATAGCTCTCAACATCACGTCGCGCCACGCCTGTGCCCATGTCACTTGAACCTGCTGCTTGTTGCTCTTTCCCTTCCCCATTTTACCCAGCCGCTGGTCTATTTTGAGGTCGCGAATAGTACAACTTTTGTTAACTTTTAGTCAAAAGGTCTTGCCAACATTATGACTCGCACCACAGCGCTAAGTTCATTATGCACTGCTAATGCATTACAATGTGTATAGCAAACAGACAACCAGAAGCAACACTTTTTACTATAAATCAGATTAAATTACCTGTTATTACTACATATGGTACCTCTATGAATATCGCGCCACTATTCAAATATAACCATAGTCACCTTTACTTTCAGGCGATGTCTTATGTGTAGGCTTCCCCACACCCTATGTAGACCACCCCGGCCACTCGTCCTTCATTGGATATGAGAACGGCTGGTCGCCAAATATTATTGTAGCCCCTCGCGTCAGGGCTTTTAGCTCCCAGCGCTCGGCAGTAATACCATGTTGTGACAGCTCAAGCCGGATTTGCGGAATTCTAGCCCTATCGGCCGGTGTCAGGCGTGCCGATGGCGCATCATTTTGGGACTTTCTACGATTGCGGACGATGTCTTGGTGATTCGCCTTCGGTGATTGCCCCCTTATTGCGCCTCTAAGCGTCTTGGCGACGTCCGTGTCATTCCAGCTAACATCCCCGCTCTCAATCAAATTCATCACCGCCGTGACATACTCAGGCGTTGCTACCTGCATATCTGGCTCAGGTTCTCGCTGAACCTCCCCACAGTTATTGACAGGACTCCGAGGCGCGCCGGAGGCGCTTTTTAAAGTCAAAGGATTAACATCAACGTCAACGTCAACGTCAACGGCCTTGCGGACAATGCGCCATTCTGTTGACCGTGTTTCGTGGATATGGCCCGCGCCAAGGTGCGGCGCAAAAATGCCGACAACCTTTTGCACCTCTTCGTCATAAGCGTTCGGCTCATCAGCCACCTTTCGGGCTACACGAACGGTCTGCACATCACGCGGGACATTTGCACCACCCTGCCCGGCCATGTAGGCGGCAAAGTTTCCGGCGCTGGCCGCTTCACGCACAGCCTCGACTCGCTCATCAAAGGAATCAGCCAGACTGATGTGACGAAGGCAGGCGGCGCGGCATTCACGGTAAGCGCCCATGGTGGGAATTCCGATAGTTTTAAACTGAGGGATTCGCCATGTTGACGCCCACGAGGTCACCGCCGCAGCCATATCGCGCAGCGGCTTGCCGGTGTCGTGGTCAATCTGGCCATCGAGCGCATAACCGTCGATATTCTTGGCGATGTATTTTGCGATATACCCCGCCGCACCGCCCTTGTTCATGTGCTTGGCTTCAAATCGGTTCTTTGCCGCGCCTCGCTCGTCGCCATCCTCTTTCAAGGCATAGCGGCGCATGATATCGATGACGTCCTGACGCTGCTTACGCTGGCAAAAAAGCATCATATGCCAGTGCGGTGTACCGTCATGATGCGGCTCAACGACACGCATACCGTAAACGCTCAAATCATTGTCTTTAAACGCAGTGCGCATCTTGCTCCAGATGTGTACGAGATAACGCTGGCCGTCTTTCGGTGAAAAAGACTCTAAATCCCAGTTATGGTTAAACTGGACTTTCTCGGCCCCCTCTTTTCCAACGACGCGTGTCGGGTGGTATTTCGACGGGGTAGTGATGGTGATAAACATGCCGACGTGCTTCTCGCTGGCGGCATATTTCTCTATCCCCGCGATGGTGCTCATCAGCTCCTTGCGGCGGATTTCTGGGTTAGAAATGCTCGCCATCACTTTATCAATCAGGTCGACGCGTTCGCCGGTGGCAACGTTCTCCAGTTCACACCCTTTCAGGTAATCCATATTGGCAAGCCGCCGGGCCTGCACTTCACGGATAGCCTGTTTACTCGCGTAGGGGTGTTTTTTCAGGTTCACTTCACCGGCCGCAATCAGCAACGCTTCACGCCAGCGGGTTCGCTGCGCCTTCAATTGGCGTTCCCACCACTCGGAGTTAACCAGCCGTTGCAGACTGCGAATCGCTGATGTCGCGTCCAGCTTGTCTTTGAGATACTTGCGCCAGTGCATCGGAGTGACGTTAAACGCCCGCGCCATATGCGCGATACGGCCATAGAATTCAGCCTGTACACTGTCGCTAATGAGCTGTGAATTATCCCCGTTATTTTCAGCGATAAATTCCTCACAATAGCGGTCATAATTTTGCAGCAACTGCCCGGCGATGCGGTCAGCAAAGCGCCGCAGCCCCTTATCATCCATGCCCGGCAGGCTCGCATAGTTGTCTACCTCCGCCATAAAGCACGGCGACGAGCAAAGTCTCATCGCATTTTTATCGTTAACGATTTCGATGCGCGGCCAGATGCGACGCTGGAACTGGAGCACCAGCCATTTATTGGCGGCGTGGATCCCCTGCTCTTTCAGCAGATAGGTATGGCGGCCCAGAAAAATAAGGCTGAGGAAATGCGGCAAGGATTGGATATTACGCAAAACAGCTTGCCCCTGAGCATGTTGCTCACGGGTAAGCGGTCTTTCTTTGCCAATGGCAGACTTTGGAGCGTTCCATGCATGAACGCCGACGAACGGTTCACGGGAATCGGTAGAGAATGGCGGGGGTGGTGAGGGGGCTACACGCCCCCGGACTAATGCTGTCATTTAACCAGCTTCGCTACGACCTGCACTATCACTGCAATCACGAATAACGCGGCACCGATTAAAAGGATGGCAGCAGGCACAGCCCATAATGGTGCGGTTACCGCCCACCAAGACCACGCAGCAAGAAACCCCGTCAACTTCAACGTGATGAAAATTAGCGCCAATACACAGGTGAAAAAATTTAACGGATTGAATTTCATTATTTGCCCTCTTTGTTTATTGCGGAAAATGCCTCTTGGCAAAGCTTGCCGATGCGCTCAATCTCAGCGGCCAAACCGGCGATACTGGTGACGGTTGAGTCGCGAACGTGGTGATGCGCCAGCCCGGAAACCAACTGCGAGACAGTCGGGTAATAACCAACAGCGTCGAGCCATACCTCACCCGCCTTGCCACCGGTTTTAACCAGCTTCTTTTGGTTCAAAATGAACTGATGGGCGTCACTGGTGATAACCCAGTCCTTACCGACAGGAATGCGCAGCATGATTACCCCCTGAAATGCTTGGTTTGTTGTTCGTGGATGGTCTGGCAGGACACGCAACGGGTCACACCGGGAAAAGCTGCACGACGCGCGGCCGGGATAGCTTGGTCACATTCCTCACAAATTGACGCCGACACTCCGCCCTTAATACGCGCCGCATTAATTTGCGCGGAGAGTGTTTCCTGCTGGCGCTGCTGCACCAAATCCATTAAATCCGGCATCGTTATAGCTCCGATTCTTTATTCAGTTGATTGAGTGCCTGCTGACCTAATTCCGCAATACGGTGCGATTCCTTCATCACTTCGCTAATGCTGGTAATCGTTTTTAGATAAACGCCGCGCTTCACAGACAAGTTAATAAGGTCAGCAACCAGCTTTAACTCATTCGAGTAGATAGCTCGGGTCGGGTAATATTTTTCTTTTGTCTCTTTATCTATCTTCACTTCTGCCAAAATGAAATCGCCCTCATCCATTTTGACGATGGCGAATACGTTATTAATTTCTACATATTGACGCTCAGCCATGGTTCAAACCCTGCTTATGCGCCCGGCCTTCATGGTCAAACTTCTCTGATTCCTGTCGCAGTAGTTCGATAATCTCAACGCTGGACAGGTGATTGACGGCGGCGTGCGTCGCAATGCGGTCAAGGCGAGATGAAAAGCTAACAGCTGCGTCGGCCTTTGCTTCATTGCGCGCGTTGTTCAACATTAAGTTACGCGATGCCGCATCTGCCTTATTTCGCATATCTTGGCCGACGGTTTTATACATGTGCATAGAGAACTCCAGATAAAAGAATGCCCGACGCAATCAAGCGCCTTTAAATTTAAAGCAAGTTAATTAATGGAAATACGCTTCGGGTTTAACCGAGGTTAATATAGTGGGTGCATATTCGAATAAATTAAACAGCTCGCGTAATGCTCTAAATAAAGCCTCGCGCCATGCGCACACTTCATCATCAATACGCCAATAGGGCTGATTAAACTCAGCATCAGTTAACCCGGCATGCAGAAATAAAGTGCGCCGCTGACTTATTGTCAAACGACCAATAAAACCAGATTTGCTAATACCATGTTTGCGGTAGGTAGCGAAGGCGCTGCGAAGCTCATCAATGGCGCAAACAAGTCGCTCACGTTCACTGTCATTCATTTCTTCCAGCTTCAGCACTATATGGCGCTGCTTCAACTGCGCATGGAAACAGATGGTCTGGCGTTCGCGTTCCATCATCTGGTTGTAGAAATCGCAGGTGCTTTTCCAGCGAGGGGCGGCAAGGCGCTCCCCAACCAAAGTACGCAACCCGGCGGGCTGATTACGAACAATACCGGCGGTGATAGCTGTCATTGCGAAAAACCCCGCATTGCTGATTTGATGGAGGAGATCCAACGACTGGCCCGACGGGTACGAATGACAATACCTTTCCGACCTTTGCCGTGGGTGATTGTGATATCAATTTTGCACCCGGTCTGATGATTCCAGAGCAGTGGAGCAATTGAGATAGGTTGTTGCATATAACCCCCCTAAAATAAACTCATTGGTAACAACCCACACCGTAGGCTGTTGCAAATAAGAACCGGGTTTTAGCCATGCCCGGCACATGGTATTCTGGCGCTTCCACACGACCAGAAAAGGAACGTAATATGTCTCAGAAACAAGTCCCAATTTTCATTCCTGCTGAACTAGAATGCGTAGAAGCAAATGACCTTGCCTGTCTACGATTTCACTACCATCTTAAAAATCCGGCAGAACTCCCAATCGCGGGCGAACTGTTTACCGGGCTGACTCTTGAACAGGCAAAAGATACCGTGGTATTTCTGCAAAATTACATCCAGCGCGCGCAAATTTCGCAGTCTCTTTCTTCAAAGAATCAAACTCATTAACACTTAGAACTCGGCCACATTCTGAATATCTAATTTTGACGCCATATAAAGTGGCGTCATTTAATTTATACGTTGTGATTGATTTTATTTTCTGCTGCATAGCCCCCTCCAGCACATCCGCTTGACCTTAAAGTCCCATCCAAAGTAGCCACGCATCGCGCTGTTCTGTTGGTCGGTTCATGAATGCCTCACGCAAGCCCTGATTAAACGCAGGGATGTAGACAAATTTGTCGCCAGCACGCGCACCAACCTTTTCCGGGTCACGCAGTTCGATAACCGGCAGTTTATTTTTCTTCACCATCTCGGAAACTGCCGAACACGGCTTTCCCAACAGCTCAGCGAATTTCTCAACCGTTACGCCGTCAATTGGATAACGAATCGCATAATCTTCAATGTTCATGTGCTAACCTCTCCAGATCCAACCCCTTGTAAACCGTCCCAGACCGTTTATATCGGGTTGGTTTTTCACATCCCGAAAAGTCCTGACTTGATGACCTTTCGGGAGAATATAGTCATTAACTAAGGACCATGTCAATGAGTATCGCTCAAAAGCTAAGAGCCATTAGAAAAGCGGAAGGGTTAACACAAGCCAAATTCTGTGAAATCAGCGGAATAGCGCTAGGCACTCTGAAGAACTACGAGGGCGGGCATCAAGAACCCGGTCTTCATGTCGTTTTACAGGTAACAAATGCCAAGCAGTTCGAAAAATACACACTCTGGCTAATGACGGACAAAACAGCACCAGAATCCGGGCAAATAGCACCGGCATGTGCACACTCTGGGCAAGACAGCAAGGAATCAGACCACTCCGAAAGGAATGCTGGCTAACGATTTATAAGCTCTACATTTTCACAATTTGTTACCAAGATGAAGTAATCATCGGAGGGTTATCTTATGTCGATTAAGAAACTCGATGATGGTCAATACCAAGTGGATATAAGGCCGAACGGGCGTGAAGGACGTCGCATCCGTCGGAAGTTTGACAGGAAGGCAGAGGCAGAAGCCTTTCAGCGTTATGTGCTGACCAATGCCAACAATAAGGAGTGGGCAGAGAAGCGGGCTGACCGACGCACGCTGACCGAGTTGCTTAATGTATGGTGGCTCTATTACGGACAAAGCCAAGGAAACGGCACGATTGAGAACAGGCACCTTAAAAAGACGATAAAGGCGCTCGGCGATATAACCGTCAACAAGCTTAATAAGCGCGTTTTGACGTTACATCGCAGCCAGCGACTCACGGATGGAATAAGTGCAGCAACCATCAATCGAGACATGTACCGGCTTTCCGGCATGTTCACGGCCCTCATAGAGCTGAACGAGTTTTCAGGTGTTAATCCCGTTCGCGGCTTGGCTCCTTTGGCCGAGAAAAACCCGGAAATGACCTTTCTTGATATGGACGAGATAAATGATTTGCTGAGCACTACGGAAGGCGATGACAGGTTATTTGCGCTTGTTAGCTTGAGCACCGGCGGAAGGTGGAGTGAGGTTTACTCCCTGAAGCGGACACTCATGACGCGCGGCCGCGTGACCTTTCTTAAAACGAAGAACGGTAAAAAACGCGTCGTGCCGGTTTCTGATGAGCTGGAAAAAGAAGTGAAAGAAAATGCCGAGGGGAATGATGATGGAACACTCTTCAAAGTTGATTATGAAAAGTTCTGCGGGATACTGCGGAAGGTTAAGCCCGACTTACCTCGCGGACAGGCAACGCATGTTCTGCGGCACACCTTCGCGAGCCATTTCATGATGAACGGGGGGAATATTATCGCATTGCAGCAGATTCTCGGACACGCAAGCATTCAGCAAACCATGGCCTATGCTCACTTAGCGCCGGATTACCTGCAAAATGCCATCGCACTGAACCCGCTGGGCGGTAATATTCACGTAAAAGCGTGTCCACAACCCGTCCACACGCAAGCAACTTAG